CTGGGTAGACTAAGAAGTATGCGAAGAAAATGGAACTAATATTTCCAAGAAACGAAAAATTCCATAACCACTTATCCAGTCCCTTATTGTTACCTTCAAAATCTTTAGTATTGATTTTCTGCCTTAATTTATCATATTTTTTTAAATCCATCGTTTTTTGCTTTCCAATAAATACTAAATAATATGTTTTATTCAATAGTTAGGGATGATATACCATCATCATCTAACTGCACCTGAATCAAATAATCCGGGTTGATTTCTATTAGTTGTTCAACAACCAAAACCTTCTTCATCTTCAATTTGATTAGTTGTAAGATTTCCTTAAACTCATCAATGGCATTCGGGTCTAATTTACCCATTACCTCGTCCAGTAGGAAGATGGATGGCTTGGCTTTCACGTTGATTTGATTCAATCCGAACTTCAATACAACGCTGCTGAAGGTTCTTTCCTTACCACTGGCACTGATACAATCAATAACGGCTTCCGGTCTATCATAATAAACCAACTTGGGTCTGAGGTCATCAACATCTAACCAGACCTTAAATGGCGCAACACTTAGAATGTTTTCCAGAGTCACATTGATTTTGGGAATTATGTGATTACTCAGCATCTGTCTAGGTATACCATCCCGGTGTACACACTTCTTATATGTTGACATTACCAAATCTTGGTATTCCTGTTCTTTGAAATTGGCAATCAATGTATTATTGGCAACGATTGTGCTTTCATATTCACCAATCTTTGTCTTCCAGATAAAAATATTCTCCTTTTCATCTTCTTCTTCGGTTTCCAGAATAAGTATTCTTGCTTTAGCTGCTTCAATACCTTTTTCGATTTTTCGGTTTTCCTCGATTTGCTTCAAACTGTTTTCATGACTCTTGATTTTTTGTTTCAATATACCAATCATGAGTTCTTCATTTTGAATCTTAGTGGGTATTAAGTCATGTTCGACTTGAAGTTCTTTGCGTCTCTCGACATCGTTTTTCTGATTAGTAAGAACCCCGATATCTTTCAACACCCTTTCCATCTTTAAACCAAGTTCATTGATTTCCTTATTGATTTTAACTACATTATCATCACACTTTTTAACAGCAGGTTTCCAATCTGTATCAATATCGTGCTGATGCTCACCAATTTCTTTGGCAAGAGCATACATTTTAATTTCCTTTTCCTTGACGGTCTTAATTATATGGTCTTGATGTTCTTTTTTATCAATTACCTGACCACATTCAGGACAAGTTTTGCTGTTCTTCAATCTGGTGATTTCATCCTTTAGGTTTCCACCGTCCCGTTTTAGCGTAAAAATTTTTCCGTTGAGAATTTCAATTCTATGTTCGAAATCGCTCTTAGTTCTTTCCTCTTCTTTTATTTGAAGTCTCTTCTCATAAACGGTTTGCTTATGAGTATCACGCTTTTCAATCAACTCATTTAGCTTGGCTTCGTCATATGATTCACGCAAAGCATTAATACTTTCCGATAGAACCGCTTTTCGTGCCTTAATTTCAACGATATTCTTCTGGTGACCACTTATATCCAGTCTGGCTTCATCTACGTCCAGATTGTAGATTTCGGAGTCAATTTTATTTAATTTTTTGGTAAGTTTTTCCAAGTAAGTGCGACCCATCTCTATTTTACCTTGGATTTCTGGTAAAGTTATGTTTTCCCCTGTACCAACCCTCTCTTTAAGTGAGTTGATTTCCACCCGGATTTCAGCATTTCGTTCAGTTGTGAGTTCTATGTTACACGTAACTCTTGGTTTTTCGTTAATGCGTTTATTAATTATCTTCCATCCCTCAAGTTTTTTATCAAAGATATCAAGTCCACTATCATATAGCAATGAATCAATGAAAATTGCCATGTCATTTGATAGATTCTGGTTCAGGGTGTCTGAAGTCGTCATTACGATACGCATGAAATTATCATACGTGCCGATAATCGATTCGATTTTCTTCTGGGTTTGAATGCGCCTATCACCATCAAGTTTATCCAGACAATTCTTATCGGTCATTTCATCATCAGGATTATCGAGTAGATAATAACTCAAAGAAGTAGGTGCGCCAGTGATAGTACCATCTTTTTTTATCTCGATTTTCGTTTCTTTCTTAATACCAAAATACTCACCATTGGCTTCCAGCACCATGTATGCTTCACAAGACTTAGCACCGTTCCGGTTATTAACGAAACGCTTATCACCGAATTTCATACGGGTCTCGGTTTCCAAGGTTTTACCAAACAACAGATATGCGATAATTTTCATAACGGTGGTTTTCCCGGCAGTATTAGCACCATTTATCTGGAATATACCATCCATTTTACGCCAGTCGATATCGAGTTCTTCATAAGACATGAAATTCTTACCACCGAACTTAATAACATCCCATTCAATACTGAGTTCATTATGGATTTCAATCTCATTAAGAACTTCTTCATCAAGTGCAATAATGTCGTTAATGAGTTGTTCGTCAGCACCAGTCTTAATTAAAAACTCTTTGAAGATTTCTTGCTGCACGGCTTCATCGGTCACATTTTCCAATGTAATGTTCTCATTAACTTCAATTTCTTCAGATTCTAAGAATTCATTTTTATGTGAAATCGTGAGATTTTGATATTTAGACTTGATGTACTGAATGAGATTCCTTTCATTCTCTTTTGTACGTGTCTGTGGTAATGTGCCCCATACAAATCTAACTTTCATAAACTTGGTTGGGTTCTCGATTTCGAAGTCTAGGTCTTCAAAGTCAACATATGGTGTGACTTTAATATTGTGGTGACTGTAATCGTTTGGTATTGGAACTGGTGTTGAAACTCGGTTCTCTACATCCCAGAGCAAATAACCGTGGAACGCACCATCTCCTTCAGTAATATCTTGTTCAATCAATGAACTACTATAACCTTTAGTTTGTTTTTTATCAAGATATTGCCATCTATGAATATCACCAAATAATGACAACTCACCTTTGAAATCACTAATCTTGTAGTATGACTTACTTTTCATCTCGAAGTCCGTTGTAGACATACAACCAGTGATTGGGTCGTGGAAAAGGTCAACAGTAAAATACTTTTCAGAATCAACCAATAAATTCTCATTATCATGAAGTATTTCTTTCCCTTCTTTCTTACGCCAAGGATTGTTGTTCTTTTCTCCGTGATGCCAAACTGCCCACGTAACATTTTCATCCTCAAATATTCCAGTCTTATCATAATAGATAACATCCACATCACCAAGAGTCGCAACAATCGCCTTAATACTATCAACACGTTTGAGATTCTTCTTACGGCAATCGTGGTTACCTCTGGTGATACGAACAGGCGCAATTGCTGCCAGTTCTTTGAGTAGATTATGAGCCATGATTAACTGCTCACCTTGAAGGTCAAGGTAATCATGAACAAGGTCACCGACAATTACAATCCTGTCCGGTTTCTCTTTCTTAAGTGATGCTATGAGTTTTTTAAATACTTGTTGATATTCTTCGTTCCTTGTGGGTGTTTTTCTTATATGAATATCGGCTAGATGCGCAATAAGTTTAATCATTCAAAAATTTTTTACAAATATATCTAAAACTGCCATGAAATGCAAGGGTTTTTAATATTTTGACAAAATGGCAATCAACTAAGTATTAAAAGTCCGAAACAAAAAGAGGTCGCAATTTGCGACCTCTTTTTATTGTTGTGGTTCAGCTTGCTGAACATCCGGTTGCACTGCACCCTGTTGTTCAGGTTGTGCTTGTGCTGCAACAGCATCTAGTTCTTTTTTGTGTCTATCAATTTCATTAACGATATGACTACTTACTTTAGATATTGTAGTAACGTTTTCACGAATCACTTCTTGACTACTTAAACCACCTTGTGCAGCTAATAAGTGATTACGTTTTGGTGCTTCATCTGTTGGTAAATTGTAATGGGCGCAAACAGCAGCAGCCACAGTACTTTCTTCAACTCTTTTTATTTGTTCGATATTAGCTGGTGTTAACTCACCTTTGTCTTCAAAATATTTCACCAGTTTACTGTAAAACAATCCACCGGGTTTAGTTAATAAAGCACCTGCCCATTGTTTAATGATTGTTGAGAGTGCATATGTACCAGTCACATCGGGACTAATATTTATTTGATTCCCTCTACTCCAACCAGCTTCACCTGCTGTTGCAGGGTTTTGGGTTACTGAAATTCCATCTCCCCTTAGACTCACGACAGCGATTCTAAATAGCTCATTTGCTATGGCACTGTTATCGTTATTAACATTTATCTCGGAATTCCATTGTGAGTCGCTTTCTGGTGGAAGGTCAGCACCTTCGGTATTTGCAATATCATAAACACCACATAGGTCATAAGTAGTATACTTACCCAATGCATCTGTTCTGATTTGAATTAAATTATCTCTATTCTGATTCGGTTGTCGGCTACCCATTTGAACCTCGGCTTTATATAGTTTATCAGCATTTTGTAGCTCTAATGTGTATTCCCTTTTTCTTCTTTCTACGGGGTCAAAATACCATTCATTACCACAATTAATTGTAATTGATTTCTGATTATCAATTACTCTCCTACCTAACTTTTCCCATGCTCTCGGTCCTTTAACTTTTGTTGCATTAGGGTCTTGAGCAAAAATAAGTGCTTGATTTTCTTGGGTGTATGTATGAAATCTTGATGAGAAATTTAGGAACTGCTGAAACAATGCATCGGCTTGTTGTTCTGTGGTATCAGCAATTTTCTTGATGACATTATTTAGTTTTACTTCGAGTTCAGTTTGGTCTTGTAATGGGAGTTCAGAAGCATGGATTTGGTCCCTCAATGCCTCTAATAAGTTTTGGAATTCCTCGACATTTCCGGTTTGCCCACCTTCGCCCTTTAAGAAATCATTAATTTCTTTGACACCGTTAAACATTTTCGTTGTCATTTTATTTTCATAGCTTCTAAAACCATTACCAATCCACTTGAATCCTAGTTCAAGTAATTTTAAACCAACTGGAGATGTTTTTGTGATTTCACCCGGTGTATCTGAAACAACCATATATATCTTATATGGGTTGTATGGTGGGTTATTAGCCGTTTTTGTCTGGTACTGTAAATTTATATACTCGAAAATACCCTTCTTACCCATAGCATTTAATATTTTCTATAAATACTTGAGTTATTCGTAAATTATCTCCGGGTTATTCTTTTTTAGTTTGGTCTTAATATAATTAACCCTGTTACTAATTGTAGAACTTGTGACATTAAACTCTGTCCCGATTTCATTATAATCGTAACCCTGTACATATTTCATGTCGAGAAACGTGAAATCCTGTGGTGTTAACTGTCCTGATATGTAGTTAATTGAACTACAATTTTCGAAGTCTGTATTACAACAACTCATAAAACCAGCGTTCACTTTAACATCGGCATTATTGGATGTGAGATATATGTTGTTTGAAGAAATATTCAGGGTGTCGGCAGTTGTACTAATATTCAAATTACTATTATTGTCAACGCATATCGATGAATTAGTGCGCCATTTATCTATAACGTGGTTTTTAGTAATACTGAATACCCATGACCTGAATTTTGATTTTGTTTCATCGAATGATTCTAGCTTCGTGAAAACCTTAATCATTATTTCGGCTACATCATCGTCAAGGTCATAATATAGCGAGTACTTGTTTTTTAAGAAATTCTTTACGGATTTAGTATACTTTTCATATAATATTTCTTGTGCCCGTGGGTCTCCCCTCAAAATACTTTGAATTAGGTCCGTATCTTTTTGTGTTATCATAAGGTTTATGCAACTTTTGAATAAAGTAATCATCGATAACCAAACCTCTTGCACTGTAAAGCGCATTTAGAACCGCCTCATGACCTTCGTTTTTTCTTAATTCATCAAGGTCATCTTTGGTTGGTAGTTTAACTATCTTAACCCTTTCTTCACATTCAATATAAATAGTGTATAATGTATAATATAACTCAACACTATTTTTGAATGCGTCAGGGTCTAACAATATAACGACATCAGGTTTTAATTCTTTCAGTTTCATAAACAACGTGGTAGAGAGTGTTTTCCCTAACATCGGAATGATATTAACGGGGAAAGATAGCATCTCAAACGCACCTTCAACAAGGTATACAGTAGAGTCCCAATTTACAAGACCCTCATTAAAAATAATCGCATCTTTATCCGCAACCGGATTAAGATACGGTAATTTCTTTCTGATTTTCTGGTCATCACCATAATATCTGCCAACAAAATAATTAACGTCACCCTGTGCATCATATGACGGGATAATTATTCTCTGAGCGTATTTTCCGGTAGTGCAAAAACCAAGCCGATATCTCAAAATAATATCTTTTGTCAGTTTTCTTTCATTTACAAGGTAATTATATGCTTCGAAATGTTCGGGATTAGTTACATCCATTTGAGAGAAACTTATCATTTCTTCAGGTAATTTAACCTGAACATATTCTTTCTCATCATCATCATAAATGTAATCCTGATAAATTCCAGCATATGATTTATACATTTCGTAGTCTACATTACTACCAAATGTCCGAACAAGTCTTCCCAATGAACCACTAAACTTGGGTTCATCACACTTCCAACACCTAAACATTCGCTTACCAGTATTGATTTCCAGATTGAATTTACCGTCTGGATAAGTGAGTCCATCTAGTTCCTGACAACGTGGACAGTTAACCTGCAATTGTTCGGATTGCAAATACCCATTAACGTCACCAAAAATGTTTTGGAGTATGGAATGAAATTCTTGTCCTTTAACCATGTGACAAATATATAAAAAAATTGCCCCAAAACAAAGTGTTTTGAGGCAATTAGTTAATTTATGTCTTTCCAATATCCAAGACCAGTCCACCTGTGAACACCATCTTCTTTAGGATAAGGTATTGTCGGTTCTTTAAATTTCCATTTCTGTTTCTTCCCACAACGCTTACATCTTCTCATAGATTGTAAACCGGGAGTGAAGACATACCATTTATGTCCTAGCAACCAACACCAGAAGTTCATTAGTACCTCTTATGTTCTGCTAGGAATGGGAAGAATTTTATTAAGCGGTTAAGGAAACCGGGACAATAAATTCTAAAGTTACCGAGACCAGTTTGTGGGTTAGTACCCAATTTAAGATGGTTTTCCTGCAATTCATTAAATAATCCAATCACGCTTTGTTTCACAGCGTCATTAGGAGCAGGACCACCAATTCTGGCTGCTTCCAAATCACTTTTAAGTTGGTCATTGGCTTGAGAAAGCAACATTAATTGGTCTTGAAGCCACTCAACATTATTACTGTCACCAGCTTCTGGCGTTTCATCGAGTTCCAGTAATTCGTCCTTCTTTTCAAGACTCAAATCAACACCCTCTAACAATTCATCAACCCTTGCTTTTGCTTTCTGGTTTCTGATTTGTTCAGGAGTCAATACTGGTTCTTTCTTAGCAGCAGGTTTTCTTGCTGCGGGTTTCTTCGCTGCTGGTTTTCTAGCAACAGGTTTTTTAGCCGTGGCTGTGCCACTCTTCGCTAAACCAACTAAACTTTTTTTCTTTTGAGTTATCATATTATTTAATTATTAAGTTTGTGTTCAGGTGTGCCACCAGACCATAGTCAAAGTTCCAGATAAATGCATCAGCAGCTTTTGTTGCACCAACAAAACCTTTCTTATGATGCCATTCTTCTGTACCTGTCAGACTTGATAAGTATCTGATTGTTACACCCAAATCTTCGTTCAACGACCTATTTTTGTCGAGAACAGTATAATTTACATTTCTCTTTCTGTGAATGTGTCCCAGATGCCACTCGTGAAATTTGGTTTCACTCCACATTGGCTTAGATTCAATATCCGTTGCCATGAGCATTGGAAGACTTGCTTCTTTTTCTTCGCTTCCGTGAGTCAGTCCAAGCAATACGTTCCCCCACCTATAATATTTCCTTGGAGACGCATGGTTGTTAATATCTACATTAGGGTCATTCTTAAACCATGCACCAAGCACAGCACCCAAATAGTAACTACGTTCGAAATCATGGTTACCGGGGATGTTCACTACATCAATCGGAACACCTGTTTGCTTCAACATATTAATTGCATCAATAAGCAGTCTGCTTCCAACATCAAACGTCTTTTGCCATCTCAGGTCTTCATCTTGTGGTGTACCTTTTGTTGTGGTGTTCTCCATAGTATCACTATTGAAGAAATCATTTCCAATAGGGAAAAGGATTCTATTGTAATTGAACCCGCTTGCGCCTTTCAGGAGTTTTTCAATTGAGGTCAGGAATCTTTTACGTGCAATTTTAACATCGTAATTCTCGTATGTCTCACCACCCCATGCAAGTTTGCCGATGTGTAGGTCAAATATCGAGATTTCCAATAGGTTATTGTCTTCTCCAAAACCCATATTCTCCTTGATATTTGTCGAGAGTAGTGGTGGAATATAATCCTGAATCATTTGTTGGAAAAGTTCACCAACAATTCTTTCATGAACAACTTGTAAATCACGTTCCAGTCTGGCTTTCACCTGCCAGTTCTGAACTGTTTCGGCATAACCTCGTTTCCAACTCGTAACATCCCACTTATTAATTAAATGGTCTTTCACTTTCCAAGTATCGGTATCTACTTGACTTGCTGCGAGTAGCTGGTCGAGTGTTCTTACGTGGTCTTTCGGATAGTTGCTACCGCCAACCCATTCATATTCAGCATTATTACCATTCTGTCTGAAACTCTCCCTTCCACCTTCTTTGGGGAGGTCATTGGGTTTGTTAGGTTCTGCTTGTCTTGATTGTGATTGTTCTGTGCGTGGTCCGGGTTTCTGTGCCATTGGTATTGAAAGGTAGTCTTGATAGGCACTCATGAACATTTGATGTAGTTCAGTACTGATTCTACCTTTCTTATGTGCGTAAATAATATCTGCTTTTACGTTCTTAACATATGTGTCGGAAAGTCCACATTTAACTGATGCTTCTTTTACCGACACCTGATTTTTTATTGCGTATTCTATTACTTCTACTGCTTTCTCAATTCTTCGTCTTTTCATTGTCCGTTTTTTATATAAAATGATTTACGATAATTTTGTCAAACTTAAGACAAAAATATCAAAAACACAAGGTTTTATATAAATACATTGCCGTTTTTTTTCAATATGTTAATAGATTCATCAATCTGCTTACAATCTGAAAGAAAGGTAACTTCCTCTTTTATGGATAAATCAAACCATTCACCTTCTTTTTTTAAATAAGAATACCTGTTCTTGAGGGAAGTTTCGACTTTAGTCGCATATTCAGACAAAAAGGTTACAATGAGTTTTAATTCGGAAGAGTTTCCGGTTTGTAATTGCTTTACTCTTTTCTTGGGATGTTTGGATACTCCAATCTTATAGTATCCATCTTCCTGTGATTGGATTAAGTATATGTATTTCATTAAATTATCCCCAGCTTCTTCAATCCTGCAAAGCCAACGGCATAACTATCTGACATATCAAAGCACATGTCTTTGGGTTGGTCAGTAGTTCCTCTCTTATAAAACCACGGAATTTGCGGTTCCAATTTACAAACTTTTTCCCAGACATACAACTTCTTTTCCTTACGATATTCCGGTGGGAAACTAAGTGTCTCTTTTTTCTCACCTTTAACATAAGAAACCTTGACCAGTTCATCACAAAATATTTTACGACTTTCATGAACACTGATTTTCATTGGATATAACCCGAAGATAGTAAATAATATGTATCTGCAAATACCATTAAACCCATACAACAGAGAAACAGTGTTGGCATTATTGCTACCGCCAAGTGGTTCTTCTACGATAACATGTATGATTTGACCATTAAGTACATTCAGCACACGTTCTTTGTAATCCAGCACGTATTTCTTGAATATCTCGGCTTTATATATGTCACGGTCTTCAATAGGGACGCTACTATCTGTTTTTAATGCCAGATGTTTGAGTTCAATGAGTTTACCGTTATCTCGCCATAATGTCATTCCAATATTTGTTGTACTAATGTCCAGTGACCAAATGTATTTCTCCATAATATTAATTAATAACGTTCACCAGTAACTCTATTGACAACAACACGACTTTCTTTATGCTCGTCAATCTCTTTCTGAATACCCTTGGGGTCATTCAGGTACAATTTAATGAGGTCTTCGATAACACCACCAATTTTTAAACTTTTGCCTTTACATAACATTTTAAATCTACCATGTAGGTCACCATCAATAATGACAGACTTCGGTTTTGTTGCTGTAGGCAGTTCTACATTATTCATATCTTTCTTAGATTTATAATAAATACTAAGAAATTATAAAAAATTATAGATTTCGAAAATTATTTTGAAAATACTTGGAATTTTAGAAGTCCAAAGCGAATACAATTGTTCTAGCAATCGTTGCATCTTTAGCTACCGGGTCGTTTAGTTTACCAATTGCAACCAGATTTTTATTGCTGTCATATATTCCAATCTCACTAATAAAAACGGTTTCAAGACCATCCCACGTCAAATTACTTGTTGAATTAAATTGGTTTAGTGATAGGTTAACGCTGATATCTGTCGTATAGACCTCTGCTTTAATTGTCGTTGTAACATTACCAAAGAAATACGTGGCATCACCAAAAACCAAATGGTCTGCTTCGGTTGTACCGGGATAATTAAGATAATCCAAATCGTATGATTCAAATATCACCGGATTATCATATTGTAAAAACGATATTTTAAACACAACACTTGTGAGATTAGCAGGTGTTAATACCCAAGAACTACTTCCACTGTATCCAGTTACTTGTGATGTGATATTAATTTGTTTCCACTTCGTTGAATCAGGGGTAACCTCATTAAAACTATCAAATGCTGCGTTACTAATAATTTGCGCCAAAGCATAAATTCTATTAGCAGTATATCCGGTATCATCACTAATACTAGAAGCCAGAAACTTAAAATCATTAGGGTCTGGAAAATTCAAACTGACTTCTTGTGTATATGGGTTACTTATACCTAAATCGATTTTCTTGATATAATTACAATGTATTCCCTCACCATAACTACCATCGGTAATTCCACTTGGTAATAAAACGTATGATATAAATGCTGTATTTCCGCTCATTATTTTAATCTTTTTTAATCTTCATCAATATGTGCTTTATAATAGTAACTACTGCTTTGAGTTTGACCACTTGGTAATGGACCAGCACCATTACAAAAATATGTGGTATATAAATTAGATTCCTGATAATTATGTTCGCAAGCAAATTGAACACTCGTTGGAATATCAACTGCACATATACATGTGTATGAATTAAAGAAAGGAATTGTTCTACAAGTAGTAATCCTATAGTTTGTATCATCGACACCAATTAATGATTTCTGACCATCAAATGGTATCCAACCACCCGATGTGCTATGACAATACTCAGTACAAGCAACACAGAAACTACTACTCCAAGTACCAGAAATTGTTGGTTGATTCCAAGTAACTGCAATACCTGCTGGTACATTAGGTACAACTGCTGTGCCAGCAGTATAATCAGGAAGAGTCCAAGACCTATTTGATTTATATGACATTGCAAAAAGTAATTCTTGGTCTTCAATTACGAATATTTTCAAATCAGGAAACATCTTTCCAATAACAAAACCCTCGGAATCCGCAAGGTCATAATAATAAATATTGAGACCCGTCAACAACTGTTGTCCACCAATTGGTGTTAATGTTGTACCTAGTGTTGGTGTTGCCGATTTATGCCACATTATTGTTGGTATATCAAGAGTTGGTGTGTTTTGAAGAAATCCCTCACCATATACGTTTGAAGGACTACTATTGGTGTAATGAATAACACCTAATTTCTTCAATGTTGGTGCTTGATTCTGAATATATGACACAAACCCACCAAGCGTCCTGTTTTTAAATTGGGTATATTTTAGGTTTCCGGCTTGCACACCAGCAATTTCCTCGGTAAAAATAACCGACATATTCCAGTAAGGGAAAACAACCGTTGGGCACTGACTGTTTTCTAAGAAATTTAAAACACTTTCATCAAGATAATCAGTTGGTAATAAACTCAGTACAGTATCACCACTGAAATTAATCTCGTTATAATATATCATTGCACGAGCACGAACGTCTGATGCCACACCACTGAAGTTCGGTATATCCCTATCAACGGTAACTGTAACACCAGCACCAGCTAACGTACCACCAACAATAGCCTTAATCCTATAAAATAGATTTGCTTGTGGATATGTTTTATCGAAACTAAATGACGAATCTCCTGTGGTACTAATACCACGTGTCCACTGAACAAATAATATATCATCAACCACAGGTTCTTGACCACTTGTACCATATGTCGGTGCTTTCAATAGTGTTATATCTTGACCACCCAAAACCCCGCTCATGTCAATCATAGCATCTGGTTGTTTTACGTGATTGGCATCCGTAATAAATTTAGTATTGTTATCGGTAAAGAATCCAATAGGTTCGATTTCATTTTCAATATTATATGCGGTTGAAGGCACGTTTGTGAGTTCATTATATGGGTCACCACTTACATTTCTTGGAATAAACGAAATAATATTAGGATTTTTATCTGCTGGTCTCAAAATAGTTGAATAGAAAGCACTATACTCGGTATCAACAATTTGAACTTCACGATTGAAATTATAGTCAATCTCACTATCTCCAATGGCATAATATTTAAAATCCAACTTGCCTTCAGATAGTAGTTCCCTACCTTTTGAAGTCAGTTTGATGTTTAAAACAACCGGGTCTTTTCTCTCAATAAATGCCATTTAACTATTCTTTGTTATAAATACAATTAATTTATTTTTATGTTTGAATTATTGTTCCTCCACCATCTCCGGTACAATAATTCGTAGTATTGTATGCATGTATACCAATATCACTACCTATTTGATAATTAGTGCCACCACAACAATTACTTATTGATGTCATATGTATCGCTGCGTTATTTTGATAATCAGTATTATAATCAGCAGCATTACTAAGTGCTCTAACACAGAAACAATATTGTGCTGCATTATATGTTGAAGTTGAATCAATTTTTATTTTTTTAGTTAGGAAATCGGAATCGGTTTGTGAACCTAAATCACCACCTGAAACACTCGCACTCACAGTAGCGCATGTGACTGTGTTTCTCTTAAAACAAGCAAGTGTGCTGTGATTATGTGATAGTATTGATGGGGTAGCTGATTCGACTGCAAGATTTAAAGTAAGACAGAAACCCTCACCAGTTACCAGAGGTCTACTTGTTGTGATATTGCCATAGATATGACTATTCCCCTCTGGGAAGGATGGGGGTGAACCTGCATAAGATAATGATACATAAACAGGTGGTTCTGGCAATGTGGTCAAACTTCTCACATTTCCATATCCTACATCATTATCAGTAGCACCATTCTTAGCAAATGCTCTCCAATAATATGTTGTATCTGGTGATAATGATATTATATTATCAAACCAATCAGCATAATCAGTACCAGCATCAAATGTTGAAACCTTACTAATTCCACCAACACCATATTTTAAGTTTGCATCTGTACCTAATGCACCACTTGCAGTATACAACGTACCGTATTCAGTAATTAGTGGATTAAATACACTTGCATCATTATTACTTGCTTTAAAACTCGTCTGAGTTATTAATTGTGCAGGACCAGTATAAGTTTCCGGAATTTCTATAGGTGCTGTTAATGTTGTAAGTGATTTAATTGCACCAAAATAATCAACACCACCAACTTTCATATATCCACGATATTGATAAAGAGTACCAGCATCTAAATTAAGAATATTCGATACCACGAAATTATTAACACCAAGCGGTCCATTTGATGGTGGAGTGGGTCCATACTGCCATGCTTCCCAATTAAACCCATTCCATTTTCTATATTGTGTTGCATAAAATTGTACGTCAGCATACCTAACAATATTAATACCACCAGAATTGATTATTCTGCCATAATACACAGCACCCTGAAGATGACCACCAGCAGTCGCTGTTCTGGTTTCAATACTTGGTGTTGGAAGTACTACTGGTGTATGTATTAATCTGACATTACCAGTTGCACCCGTAGAAAGTGATTGTATGAAAGCACGATATTGATAATCCGCATCATCTGCCAATCCAGTTAATGTCATGCTAAAACTATTAGCCGTAAGTGGGGGGTTAGGGGGAATGGTCTTTGATACCCTTGTCCAATTATTTGCCACCGCTTCTATTTCAAAATTAATTCCTTCAAGTAGGTTCTGTAACCCAATTGGTTCTGACCCACCATACGGATAATCAGGTCTTTTATATTCAATACCATATTCAATAACTTCTTCGAACCCAAGAATGTTGTAACCACCAGTTGTTAGGCTACCCAATATACCACCTACTGTTTCAACATACAATACTGTTGGTGGTGGTGGGGGTGCAAGTATTTCCTGAACTATTTCAAACGTGCTACCGTCAGTACCAAAATACTGTAAAAGATAGTTACCTCTCATATCAAATATAGTAGTACCACTTGCAACATTAACACCCCTCTTATACCAATGCTTCTGTTTAGTAAATACGGTGTTTCTAATCAATAACCCACCCTTTTTAATGATAATTGTTGCAGCTAATAACTGGTCAACAAATCTCTGGAAGAAAGCATTATATTTACTAAGGAACGGATAGAGATTCTGGAATGTATAGCCATTTGATTGTAATGGGTCTTCATCTGGAAGTAATGACCTTTTTAAATAAGTCTCATATATTCTTAATAGTGCTGGATACCAACCACCTTTGAAATCAGTTACAACTTTTCTGTTTCTGGCGTTAATCATTTTTCTCTGAATCAACTCAATGAATTCCAAGAATGATAACTGACTTATGTCACCAAGACCGAAATTATCTCCAACAACAGGAGCAAATGCTGCACTGTTAGCAACGAGATAATATGCACCAATCACATCACCGAATTTTATACCTTTCGGTAGAAATATTTCATAGGGATTCTGGACATTAATATTATAGTCTTTAATTGGTTCCAATGCAATTCCGTTAATTAAAAACTTAACGTCACTGGCAGTCGTTACTTTATAATTAAGTTTGTAAACATACTTATTCGCACCGCTATTGAAATAAATTTTACTACTGTTGAAACTATCGACCCTAACAATTTCACTCCTTAAATTAATATCGTTACTACCAACAACAGTCATATAAGCAACCTGTACTTCAGGACTCGAATTAAGAAAAGTAATTACATCAGGGTTTTGAAGTATGATTCGATTTGCACCACCACTTGAATTAGCCGGGTCTAATATATAGTCAGCAGTGAATTGCGGTGTACCTTTCGTAAGTGCTATTCCATTAATGGTCACTTGTAAATCACCACGTGGATAACTTGGTAAATCGAGATATATACTAGCTCCAACCTTTTGTAGTCTAGTAACAATATATTCAACAGTAACACCACTAAGTGCGCTATTAATTGTTCCACCTGTGGTTACAAGAGTTGCTTGAATCACATCCCTTCTGGTTCCCATGTTTTTTGCAACACCCCCAATCAATGTAAATGAATTTCCAGAAATACTATAATCGGCTTCAGTTGTGTAAGATACCCCACTAAGACTAGGGGCATTCAGAAGGATTCCATTATACCTAACCTCAAAATCACCCTGCATTTCATTGATGTTGTATGGGAGGATGAATGTGGTTTGACCACTAACAGGAGCAATAGGTAGTGAAATATTTACATATGAATAAGGTAATGTGTAACCACTTGAATTAGCTGCGAAGTCTTTTTGAATATAATCCCACACATCCCATTCGATACCTCGTGCAGTATCAAGGGCAACATCAATTTCTTTGGTGTTGATTACAAGTTTACTGTCTTCTTGAAAATATTGTGGGGTTGTGTTATGGATTCTAGTTGTTGCACCTGCTTGAACCCAAGATTTTTTATTATCGACTGTTTCCGAAAGATTGAATCCAGCACTCCTAAAAACATCGAGATATGCTTGACCACTATCAGTATTACCACTGAGTTGGAAATAGAAATCGCTGGTTTCCAATGGGGCAACTGGATAGCCACTACTATCATAAGGCAATGAATTTGAAGGAAACTCTGATTGAGTGAGTGGGACCGTGTTAGGGTCTATCTTGCCATCAACAGTATAAACGTATTCCGTTATATTAATGAATGGCTCCGGTATTCCAATCAATAAAAACATTGATTTTATTGCGTGACGAGTACCTTTTGATTTCCAGAAGTAACTTGTATTATTTATGATTCTTCTCCAGAGTTCCACATCGATTTCTGCTGGTAAAATGTCTTCATTCAAGTTTCTTTCAATGTCATCAACGGTTAGAAAACCTTCAACCAATTCACTTTCATTCACCAACGAGAAATAATCCCAACCAAAAGTATTTGCCATATTTTTAATTAACTGGTCTGGGACATTATTGATTTTATCGTAAGTTACCTTATTGATGTATACCAATGAGTCGATAAATTGTCTGATTTGGTCGAATTCTCTTCCGTAGATTCTTAATAATTTAGGAATCTTACCTTCCTCAGTAAAGTCATAGGTTTTAAGTGATGCCGGGGTCAGGAATCTCGCAATTAAATCCGTTTTTACTTTATCGTATTTGGCTCCAATCGTCAATACGATTTTCAAGAATTTCTGATATGCTGGAGTATTGATATCGATATTATACCCGTCACCAGTTGTCCAAAACATTTCTGAATCACTATAAATTATTTTACCGTCTTCAAGTAATGTTGGGTTTTTTAAGACGAATTCAAAACCATCGGTTCCACTTCTTTTACTGACAATATTTTGTTCATATTGGTTAAGTAATGCTCGGAATTCTTCGAAAACAACATTGTTTGGTCTAATATGATAATCAATACTAGCCGAATCTCCGGTCCCAGCTAACGCAAACGGATTACCTTCAACCTCAAGTTTTAAATATTTATTGACTTGGAAAGGTGTTGAACCAGTAGTTCCACTTGGGTAATAACCTGCACTATTTACTGTGTTCCCGGTATAACCAACAACGGGAAATAATGTATCGGGTTCAAGACTTGACCATATCACATATTTCTCATATGATAAATTCAGA